ATGAATGTTAATGCCCGCGGTGATGTATTAGATAGCAATAACCGTATTATTCAGGATAATACTAAACGAGTTAAAGCGTCATACCAAAATACAGTAAGCGGAGAACTGCCACCGCACTTGACACCTAGCAGTCCAGTAAGACAAACACAGACAATTCAACCCGATACTACACCCGAACCTGTTGTCGATGAACCAGTTGAGTTAACCGAAGCAGAAAAAGAATTGTTTGAAAACGATGACGAGGAAGAAACTAAGTGACCGAACTAAAGTTAGCATTTGAACCACATAAGTTCAACAAGAGCCAATTCAAACCTGTAGGTGAGCATGTTATTGTATGTGACATGACATTTGACGAGCGTATCACACATGGTGGTATTGTACTACCAAACGATGATATGAAGTCAGCGGGTATTCGCCCACGATGGGCAAAGATTTATGCTGTTGGTCCTAACCAAACTAACCCAGAGTTAGTTCCGGGTAAATGGATTTGCATTAGTCATGGTCGTTGGACTCGCGGAGTCAACATTGAGGACGAAGAGGGTAAAAAGACTATACGCCGAGTAGATTTAAATGATATACTACTCGTATCAGATGAACCCGTCAATGATTTGACATTTAGTGATAAGGTATAATATGAAATGGTTTTTTAAGTGGCTGTATAACGGCATCAGTGAAGTTGAAACAGCAGAAAAACAGGCCCGCGAAGAAACGGGTTTCGCTAATCAAGTAGGCTTAGTTGCTAGACCACGGGGACCTAGAGGAACTAGAATCGGTATTAACAAATCTGATATGGCTAGTGATGGAAATCATGTTAACTTAAATCAATCTCCACTAGTGTTTAGATTGTATCCAGCAACAGGTGGACACATTGTAGAATATTCTTACTACGATGAAAGAAAAGACCAGAATACACAAGCACTACACTTGATTCCGAGTGATGCTGACTTGGGTGATGCACTTAGTAAAATTATGACTTTAGAGGCGTTGAAGCGATGAACAATCAATTATGGGTAGAGAAGTATCGCCCACAATCTGTAGAAGATTATGTTTTTGTGGACGAACGACAAAAACAACAAGTAACAGGCTGGATTGAGAATGAATCTATCCCTCACTTGTTATTGTCAGGAGAACCCGGTACAGGTAAAACTACACTAGCAAAAGTGTTGATGAAAGAACTAGGTGTTGAAGAATTCGATATCTTAGAAATCAACGCAAGTCGTGAAAATAGTGTTGATGTTGTTCGTAACAAGATTGTTGGCTTTGTTCAAACTATGCCCTTTGGTAAGTTCAAAGTTGTTCTCTTAGACGAAGCAGACTATTTGACTCCAGCTGGTCAGGCAGCATTGCGTAATGATATGGAAGCATATCACATGACTGCACGATTCATTCTTACTTGTAACTATGAGCATAGAATCATTCCAGCATTAAAGTCTCGCTGTCACGAGTTTAGAATCACTAAAACAGATAAGACTGAATTTACAGCAAGAGCCGCAACTGTATTAGTAAGTGAGAATGTAGAGTTTGATTTAGAAGTATTGGATAGCTATGTAGATGCTACATATCCAGACTTGCGTAAGTGTTTGAATCAAATTCAAGTAAATAGTAGCACAGGTAAATTGTTACCACCAGTGGATAGTGGCAACGGCGAAGATGAACTATTGTTTGAAGCAACTGAGTTGTTCAAAAAAGGTAAAGTCTTAGAAGGTCGTCAGCAACTATTGCAGTATCTAGGTATGTATCCTACACGATTAGAAGATATCTATCGTTGGATGTATAACAACTTAGATTTGTGGGGCAATACTAATGAAAAGCGTGATGCAAGCATCATTATCATTAGAAACGGATTAGCTAACTTAAGTCTCGTGGGAATTCCTGAGATTAGTTTGGCAGCAACAATAGTAGAATTGACGAGTTAATATGAGATATCTAGTAATTACATACATAAGAAAGCCTGACGGCAAGATTGATGAGCAAGTTGAGATTGTAAAAAATCTTAAAGAACGTGACCTTACCACAGCAAACATCATCTTAGACTTTAAAGAAAAGAAAGTTCAAAAGAGTGTTGTACAAGGACAGGTTGTACAAACGAATTGGGATATCATTGTCGAACATTATCGACAGATTTATCCAGATTACATTGCCGAGTTAGAAAAACTACAAGGCGAATAAAAGGGGCACTAAGCCCCTTTTTGATTAAGCGTACAAGCGAAGTACATGCTCAATGATGCGGTGTCTTTGAACATCTTTTAGTTCAAAGTGGCATAGTTGCAACCCTGGAATCACCCCCTTTCTCAATCGATTTTGTAAGTCCATTAGCCCATTGTCGGCTGTTTTTCTATCGGCTTGTTCAATGTCACCAGTAATTACAATCTTACTGTTAACGCCGATACGGGTCATAATCATTTTGAGTTGACCAGGTGTTGCATTTTGAGCTTCATCTAAGATTATCCAGCTATTTTTAAAGTTTCGACCTCGACAAAATGCTAGGGGTGCAATTTCCACTATCTGTTCTTCTAGCATGTGGGCGATTTCCGCTGCCGTATAATACTCTCTAAGCACGTCCAACAGTGGTCTAGTCCAAGGTTCCATCTTCTGATTAATGTCACCTGGTAAGAAACCATGTTGTTCATCATCTACTGTTACCGCAGGTCTAGTCAAGATAATACGGTCTGTCTCACCTGCTTTTAGAGCCTTGATAGCTGCTAACATAGCAAGATAAGTCTTACCTGTACCTGCAGGTCCACCGACTACTACAATGTCTGTAGTCTCATCAGTGAGTGCTAGGATGTATTTTTCTTGATTGACTGACTTAGGGACCAGAGTAATCGGTCTTTTGTCAACTTTAGCGCGGGTTTGATTGAAATTTATTGTCTTATTTTCATTTACGTAGAATGTTTGCTGACTGTCCTGTTTTTTGCTGTGTGAGTAACGTGTGTCTTGTTCTGTTTTGCGTAATGCGCTAGTTTTTCGCTTGCTCAAAGTATTCTCCTTTTGTAGAGCCGAGTGCTCATACCACTCAGTAATATTTAAAGACTATTGATCCTTATCAAGTAGTGTACTTTAAACGCAAGGGATTTTGATAAATATTAAGCTAACCCCAAACTTTCTTAATTGCTCACAATCATTGCAAGAATGATAAATACAACATGAGCAAACTACCAGCAGACGACTTTTTCAACGATATTGACTATGAAAATATCATTGATACCATCAAAGGTATCTATACCAGCGACGGCTCAATCAGCACATTATTGGACTTTGAGCGTGTGTTGGATGAAGCAGACCTATATGCTTACAAGAACTGGATTCTAGGTGAGTTAGTGGATGGTCCAAAGATTAAGAAATACACCGTAGCGTGTATCTTTATGTACCCAGAGAATCTAATGCCAGACCCAAGAGGTGGCAAGCGTCTATTACACTTAGACTGCATGATTCACTTTAAGAAAACACAGATTGAAGTTCCAGTAAAATTAGAAAGTCACGATGACTTCCAAGCAGGAACAGTTTATCCTAAGATGGTTAAGAAGTGGGTTTGGTTAGTTCGTATTGAGATTCCAAAAGAACTAATGAACGATATCCGTGAAGGTTCAATTGACCTAGCAGGAGAGACATTAGACCTAGAAGAACTAGATGATGCGTATGACGAGGATCTAGATAAAGCAGGTACTGAAGAAAATGAAGGTCAAGCACCAGCTGACCAAGGTATGGGAGCACCCGCTCCTGCTGCCCCTGCTGCAGGAGCTATCCCGATGCCAGGAGCAATGTAATGCAACTTAACGAGAACTTAGATTATCACGATTTAGCAGGACAAGTTATCTCTACTTTATCAGTAGATGAGTATTCCGCTAAAGCAGGTACTGATGATGAAATTGTTACATTAGCATTCATCGTAAGAGGACAACAAGCCAGTCAAGATTTAACTGATTGGTTCGAGCGTGGGTATGATTGGGTACTAGATGCACAAGTAAGTGAAGGTGAATATGTACCGGGCAAGAACTTAGTGTTCGTTGAGATGCCTAGACGTTCAAAGTCAGCAGAACGCATCGTTGAATTATTACAGGACTTAGAAACTTTGACTGATATTAAACTAACTGAATGGACTGTTACTGTTAACGGCGAAGATTATGATGCTGATGTTGAAGTACTAAAATCAGTAATCGTTTCTAGCCCACACGACTATCGTGAGGCTCACCCAGAAGGTGAAGAAGAAGCAGAATTAAATGAGATGCGTGAAATTGCAGGCATCCCACACAAAGAAGTATACAAAGAGCACGACTCGGTATTAAAGAATTTTTTATCAAAGGCAGGATTATAATATGGCAACATTATTAGCAAGAAAAGCAGGAACAGAAACCCCAATCGCAACTGATGATGACCATCACGAAGCGTTGGCAGCAGACCCGGCTGTGTCAGCGTTCCCAACAGGCAGTTCATTCGGAGGAGGATTCGGAAATGCAACAACTAGCACAACAACACCTAGCGTACCTCAAGCAACAGGCTTCGGTGCCGCCGGCAGCTTTAGTTCTACAACATCAACATCTACAACAACTAGCAGTTTCGGAGCAAGTCCGTCAGTTCCAGGAGCAGGATCAATGGCACAACAACACAACCCAGCAGACTTATTAAAGAGCGGCGGTGGTGCTATGAGTGAAGGTGGCGAGTCCACTGTAGCACTTGATAAAGACGCAACAGATTGGATCAACAAGAAGATGCGCCCAATGATGGGTTGGATCTATATGTTGACATGTACTTGTGACTTTGTTATCTTCCCAGTATTATGGTCAGTGTTGCAAGCAATGAGTCATGGTTCAGTAACAAGTCAATGGCAACCATTAACATTGCAAGGTGCAGGTTTGTATCACATTGCAATGGGTGCAGTTCTAGGTATCGCAGCATACGGCAGAACAAAAGAAAAGGTCGCCGGAGTAGCATAATAAATATTGACTTAGCACACAAACTGTGCTAACATCAATGTTATGAGCGACCATTACAAAACACTCGGGGTAGCACGTGACGCTACCCCCGACGAAATCAAAAAAGCATATAGAAAACTAGCAGCCGTGCATCACCCAGATAAGGGCGGTGACACTGCTATGTTCCAAAAGGTACAAGCTGCCTACGAAACATTATCTGACCCACAAAAGAGACAAGAGTATGACAACCCCCGCCAACAGTTTGGTGGAGGATTCCCAGGTGGATTCAGTTTCCATACTCAAGGTTTTGATATCAATGATATTATTGGTCAAATGTTTGGCGGTGGCGGCGGACCATTTCACAATCCATTCCAACAAAACTACCGCACAACTATTTGGGTATCACTAGAACAAGTTTATAACGGCGGCGAACAAATGCTACAAATGCAAGGACCTAACGGTGTGCAAGTTGTGAAAGTCCAGATACCTAAAGGTGTAGAGAACGGGCAAACAATGCGCTTTGATAATATCATTCAAGGTGCTATACTGTTAGTTGACTTTAGAGTTCACCCGCATGCTAAGTTTGACCGTGTTGGACAAAACTTACAAGCAACACAACGCATTAGTGTATTGGATTTGATTGCTGGAACAAATTTTGAGTTCACTACTATTTCGGGTAAAACATTTACAGTCGATGTAAAGCCCGGAACACAACCAGATGCCACACTACGCATTGCGGGTCAAGGCTTACCCATTCTAAACAGTAGTCAATTTGGTGACCAATTAATCTTGCTAAAACCATTCATTCCTGATAAAATAGATTCTCGTATAACTGATAGCATTTTGCAAAGTCGTACCAAGTAAATAAAATTTTAAAAGGAAACTATAGTGCATTCACCAGAAATCGAATCCATCATCGAACAAGCGATTGGGATGGCGAAACAACGCAACCATCAATATTGCACAGTAGAGCATTTATTATTAGCATTAGTAACATACGGACCATTTAAGAAGTGTATCGAACAATTCGGTACAAATGTAGATGGTCTAGTGGGTGATATTAGTGCATACTTGGATAGTTTAACATCTATCGTGGTAAATGTAGACCAAGGTCAAGAAGTACAACCTCGCAAAACTAACAGTTTAGAGCGTGTTATGAACCGTTCAGTGACACAAGTTATGTTCACTGGTCGTAAAATGATTACTACAATTGACTTGTACCTGAGTATTTCAGCAGAAACCAATAGTCACGCACATTACTTCCTATTGAAGTATGGGTTCTCAAAGACTGAGTTTGTTCCCTTCTGGCAGAAACACTATAAGAGCAATCACAACGAAGTAAGCATGAGTGAAGACCAAGCTGATGAAGTGTTGGAAGAATATACAATTAATCTTACAGCACAGGCTCGTGAAGATAGATTAGAACCAGTAATCGGTCGTACAAAAGAAGTTGAAGATATTGTCAATGTATTGGCAAAACGATTCAAGAGTAATGTATTGATGGTCGGTGACCCGGGTGTTGGTAAGACTGCTATTGCAGAAGGTCTTGCACAAAAGATTGTTGAGAAGTCAGTTCCTGACTTCTTACAAGGTCATGAATTGTATAGTCTTGAAATCGGTTCATTGTTAGCCGGTAGTAAGTATCGTGGCGACTTTGAAGAAAAGGTCAAAGCAGTATTAGAAGCACTTGCAACTAAGAAGAAGTCTATTCTATTCATTGACGAAGCACATACTATGCAGGGTGCAGGTGGTTCAACGAATGGTAGTGTTGACTTTAGTAACATGATTAAGCCAGCACTAACTAAAGGCACAATCAAAGTTATCGCTAGCACAACATGGGAAGAATTCTACGAATCCTTCGAAAAGGATCGTGCGTTGATGCGTAGATTCTACAAAGTTAGTGTTGACGAACCAAGTCAAGAAAGTACAGTTCGTATTCTAAAAGGTCTATCAGCACGATTGAATGACTTCCACAGTGTTGAAATCACAGACGAAGCGATTGAAGCCGCAGTTGAAGGTGCAACCCGTTACATTCAGGATCGTAAGAACCCAGACAAAAGTATTGACTTGTTAGATGCCGCATGTGCTAAACAGCGTGTAGCAGAAAATAAAGGTGCAATCATTACTAAAGAACTTATCTACGAGCAAGTTGAAAAGTATACAGGCGTTCCTGCTGACAAGTTGAGCGATGACCGTAGCGACCGTATTGTTAACTTAGAATCAAATGTGAAAGATAAGTTGTATGGTCAAGAAGAAACAGTTGACAAAGTACTTGAAAGGGTCTATGTTTCATTCGCAGGCATTGGAAACGAGACTAAGCCTCTTGCTAGTTTCTTATTCTTAGGACCAACAGGTACAGGTAAAACTGAACTTGCTAAACTATTGAGTAAGAACTTAGACATGCCATTGATGAAGTATGACATGTCAGAATACGGTGAAAAGTTCAGTGTCAGTAGTTTGATTGGTGCTCCCCCTGGCTATGTCGGCTTCGGTGAAGGTAACTTAGGTGGTGGTCGCTTGATTAATGACTTGAGCAAGAATCCACACGCTATCTTGTTGTTTGATGAAGTTGAAAAGGCACACCCCGATATCTTCAACATCTTCTTGCAACTATTAGACGAAGGTCGTATCACTGGTAGTAACGGTAAAGTTGTCAATGCTAAGAACGCAATTGTCATTATGACAAGTAACTTGGGTAGTGCTGATAGTGAGCGTAGTGTTATCGGTTTCGGTTCTAACGAACGCACAGGTGAAGATGACAAAGCATTGAAAGAGTTCTTTAAACCAGAATTCAGAAACCGTATTGACTTGATTTGTAAGTTCGGTAAACTAGATATGCTTGCTATTAAGAAGATTGTGGTAAAATTTGCAGAAGATTTGAAGAAGTCATTGAAGTCTGTACACGATATCACATTGAACTTGAGTGAGCCAGTTGTTGAATATCTAGCTGAAAAAGGTTATGATAGCAAGATGGGTGCTCGTCCGTTAAGTCGTAAGATTGATGAACTAATTAGGGTACCTCTGTCAAAGAAAATCTTGTTTGAACGAATCAAATCTGCTACAATTAATGTACACATCGGACTTAGTGGTGAGATTGAGTTTGATGTAATTCAGAAACTAGTAGCGAAAGTGGGAGAAGATGGTATCATTGAAGTCACATCCGAATAAAGCAACTACGGGAATCGACTTGGTCGACCACCGTAGTACATTGTATTATAGTAAGTATCAGTATAGAGCGAGAATAAGCCTCAGTGGTTTGAATCGCACATACTTTGCTAAGAACTTTTTAGATTACCTCAAAGTAATTGAGCGTTTGAAGAAAGGTCGTCATGGTACTAAAATGCAACAAGAACTGGATAGCATCGATTTAGATAGTATTGAACGGTTCATAACATGGCGCAATACCAACACAGATAGCAAGAACAAACTTGCGATGATCCGTGTAGAGGGTAATACAGCAGGTGTTTTTAGTAATGACTTACAGTTGTTGAAAACATTAGAAAAGATTGGCCCGGGTATTGCTATAATTGACTATACTGAGATTGACCAGACTATTCCGCATGGTACAAAGTACTATGTGAAAGAACCCAAGTATAAGTATCGTGTTTACTTGAAAAGTAAGCGTATTGATGAAAACTGGAAAGAAAGCATGAGGCGCTTTATTGACAGATACAAAGGTACTGATACTGTGATTGTTCCTAGCAATAGCTTTAGACTATGGTTATCTCCTGATGGTCGTCATCGTAATGCTTGGTACTGGAATAATCACTATTGTTCTAGTCATTATTTCATCGATTTTAACGAAGAATCTACGGATACATTGTTTGCATTGATGTTTGGTGATATGATTAGCAAGCGTTTCAAGCTAGAAAAGCGTCCTGATCCTGTCTGACTATGATAAATACTCTATTAGTGGAGTATTTTCATGGCAAAGATTGTAGAAGACGTAATCGTCATTAAATTCAGTAAAATAGTTAAGGACAGCGAAGAAGCATCTTCTATCGCTGGTTCTGACATTCAAGCCGCACTTGAGCAAGTAGCACAAGAATTAGTGGGCGATTCAGTCGTAGTTGAAGTGGTACAAGCATAATGGCACAAACTTCAGTACTAACATTGTTACCACAGACTACTTCCATTACTGTTGGTACAAAACAGCCTGCCGCATGCTATTATGTATCCGGTAAAACTCTACAAACACTAACATGGAAAGTCACCGGGTTCTTGGGAACAGCAGTTGTACAAGCTACATTAGTTGATGACCCTCAAAATGATACTGACTGGTTCACAGTTTACAACCTAGTATGTACATCAGGTAACGGCAACGGCGGTACAGTAGAAAATCCCAAGTATGGTTATATGAACATTCAAGGTAACTTTGCTTGGTTGCGTTGCAAGACTACTGCTTATACCAGTGGTACATTAGATTATATGAAGGTCTGTTACTAAAATGGCTACAATCGTTGTTTATGGTGGCGGCTTTCAGCCATTTCATGTAGGACATTTATCTAGCTATCTACAGGCTAAAGAAGCATTTCCTAACGCAGCACTATATGTGGCTGCTAGTAATGACACTAAACAACGTCCTATCCCTTTTAAAGACAAACAATTCTTAGCACAACAAGCAGGTGTTAAGGATCCAATGGTTGAGACTAGAAATCCTATCAACCCAGTTGAGATATTAAGTCAATACGACCCACAAAAAGATGTATTCATTCTTGTTCGTAGCGAACGAGACCCTATGCCATATACAAAGAAAGATGGCTCACCTGCATACTATCAACCATATGTGCCAGGTGAACCAATGCAACCTTTCAGTAAGCATGGTTATGTGTTTGTATCTAAGAAGCATACATTCATGGTAGGTGGACAAGAGATTTACTCAGGTACACAAGTCCGTAATATGTATACAAGTGCTGACGATAAAGGTAAATTAGAATTAATTCGTGAATTATATCCTAAGAGTAAACAGCAACAAACAATTAAAAAGATGCTAGACAAATATCTAGCAGCACCTGCACCCGCAACCGATATCAAAGTTAATGCTATGGATAAAGTAAAACAAAAGAAATTAGCGGAGCAAATTAATAAAATGCGTCCGTATATTAAAGAAGCTAGTGTTGAACAAAAGAAAAGATTTATGTCTTTAGTTCAGCAGGCATTGAACGAATCCCGTATCATGGATCGTAATGCTAAGATTAATGCATATTATTTGTCGAAATCGGGTAACAGACATAAAGTAGCGGAGAATATTCCTTATTATCTATTAGATAAATTAGTTCCATTATTAACTAAGAAGTATGCTATCACAATGAATGATATTGAAGTTCGTCCTGTAGACAAGAATCAATATCGTATAAGCACACAACCTGAAATGGCTGAATCAGCACTACAAGGTCAAGAAGATTTAGATGCAAAGCGTAAAGCATTGCAAGATATGGAACGTGAGCCAGGTCATGATAAAGAAGCTATTCGTCAGCGTAAATTAGATTTAGACAAAGAAGCTCGTAGTAAAGGTTTGGCGGAAGATTACCTAGACGAAAAATAATTTGACCCCCTCTTTACTGTGTAAATAATTACATCTTTAAAGAGGACCAAATGGCAACAAAGAAAACACCAGCAAAAACAGTAGCAGCAAAAAAGGCTCCGGCTAAGGCTGCACCCGCAAAGAAAGCTCCAGCAAAAGCAACTAAAGCTACAAAAGAACCTAAAACAGTTCCAGTAGAAAAAGTTCAAGAAATTGCTGAACAAGCGGCACAAGAGCAACAACAAAAACAAGCTCAACAAGGGCAAGTTCAAGTTAATGTTGATTACTTGAAAACAACTAAAGTCCACATTGCAATGCCATGCTATGGTGGCATGTTGACAGAATCTACATTCATGTCATTTATCAAGTGGGCTAACACAGCCCGTCAATTAGGTATCGATTGGACATTGGAAACAATGGTCAACGAATCACTTATCAGCCGTGCTAGAAACACACTAACAGCTAAGTTCTTAGAACAAGAAGGTGCAACACACTTATTCTTTGTTGACGCAGACATTGGTTGGGAGCCATGGCACTTGTTAGTATTGTTGAACCGTGACGTTGATGTTATCGGTGGACTATACCCAATGAAGACTATGCCAATCAAGTGGGTAGTTAACGGATTTGAAGGCGCAGAAGAAGGACCAGATGGTCTACAAGAAGTATCTAAAGCAGGTACAGGTTTCTTGTTAATGAAGCGTCATGTATTTGAGAAATTGAAGTCACACCCAGCGGTCAAGCAATATAAAAACGATATCGGCTTGGATCCAAAGTATGACCAACACTTAAAGACATACTTTGATACAGCAGTTCGTCAGAATCGTTACTACAGTGAAGACTGGACATTCTGTGAAAACTGGCGTGACTTAGGTGGTAAAATCTGGGTTGACAAGCGAGTATTATTGCGTCACTCAGGTAGTTATGTATTCTGCATGGAAAATCAAACACACTTGTTGAATACAATCGGACCTATGTACATTGAAGAAATGAAGAAACAACAACCCCCTCAGGCATAATAGTCTACTATTATGACACAATGGTTATCATGGAAACGTGATAACCATTTTTTTATATAAATACATAATGCACTTTAGAGAATTAGAGAACTTTAACCTGAAAGATGTGGTTCACTTCCATGATGAACTGAATCAGGCCCTATTTGACGGTGACCACTTAAACCCTGAAGTCAGAGAGCAATTGTTAATTATTGCTAACGATTTCATGGAACATCTAGGGTTACCTGATTTACATGTACAAGACATTACATTGTCAGGCTCAAACGCAGCTTACAGTTATACAAGATTAAGCGATATTGATTTACACTTATTAGTAGACATTTCTCAGTTTGAACACGATGATGTTTACCGTGAATTATTCAATGCTAAAAAGACAGTTTACAACGAAGAACACGATATTATTATCAAGGGTTACGAAGTAGAGTTATATGTACAGGATGCCAATCAGCCCGTCATCAGTCTAGGTGAATATTCAGTATTGAATGACAAGTGGATTAAGTTACCTAGAAAGCGTAAAGCAGACTTTGACCAAATCGCTACTAAAGAAAAGTACCGTAAGATTTTCAAACTAGCACAGTATGCACTAAAGACGAATAACCCTGAAAAGATTACCCGTGTAATTAAAACACTAAAGAAATATAGACAAGTTGGCTTAGATAAAGCAGGCGAGTTCAGCCCAGAAAATCTAGCATTTAAGATATTGCGTAGTAAAGGTACAATAAAAGAATTGTACGAGAAATTAAAAGAACTACACGATGAACAATTAAGTCTTGCAGAAGTAAATCAGCCTGACATTACACCTGATATTCAACAAGAATGGCAGATGTATGAGTGTTCAGGTTACATACCTAGTCCAGCAGAGAAAGATGATCCACGCTGGAAGATGGCGTTGAGTGTAGATGTTAATTCATATTCAATGCAAGATAATGCTAAACGATTGGGAAGCAAAATTAAGCGTAACGGCAGACCACCGTTATTGAGACCATAATAAGGAAAAGAAATGTCAACGATATTATATAAACCACCAGTAGTCAACACAAATGCGGACCCAGGATTACAATATATAAAACAAAAAGAAATTGAAGTATTTTCATCTAGTATTGGCGCCGGAGATACCCGCTCAGCGGTTGTTCTAGAACAAATCAACAATGTAGTAACAAATATTGTTCAAGCGAATCCCGCTGATACAGTATTAGATTTAGTTGATTTGAACCTAACTGAAGTTTCATTTATTGATTCAAGTGTTACTGCCACAGTGTTAACTGGTGATCCTATAAATGTAGACAGAACAATTCGTCTAGCACCGGCGGTAACAATGACAGGTCGTAGAATGATTGTGATTAACAGAAGTCAGTTTCAGCATTTGATTGTACAAGACAGTTCGCTAAATACTATAGTAGTGGTAGAAGGACAGACTAGTGAAGAAATATTGTCTGACGGATACAACTGGATCGCAGTGAACTAATATGCAAATTAAAGAATTAATTACAATACTAACAAGTATGGCGGCGGAAGAAAACTCCGCCGAACCTGAGGTCACCGACACTCAGGATGAGAAGCAAGAAACAATGGTATCACCGTTACAGCAGGAATTAGAATTACTAAAGAAAGCAACTGGCGTAGATAACATGTATGACAATTGCGAAGATGCAGAATTAACAATAATAAAAAAGAATGCTGGAATACCAGTACAGCAAATTCAAAGGGGAGAAATCTAAGTGTCGAATACAAAGAAAATTAAAGCCGGCTTGGTTTTACAAGAGCCGTCAGAATTTGTTGGTCAAGCGGGAACAATATTTTATAATCCAGATACGGGTTCAATGTATCTTAGTGACGGTGTAACACCTGGCGGTATTTCATTAGGTCAAGGCGGAGGTGGCGGCGGCTTCAGCGGCAACTACAACGACTTAACAAACAAGCCTAACTTACAAGCATACGCTAATACAACATATGTAGATAACAAAGCTACATGGGGTAATATTACAGGTAAGCCAAGTTTTGCTACCGTAGCAACTACAGGTAACTACAATGACTTGACTAACAAGCCAACTATTCCTAGCATTACTGGTTTAGCTACGGAAACATTCGTAAACAACGCATTAGCAAGTAAAATAGATTCTACAAGTTTAGCATTAGTCGCTACCTCAGGTAACTACAATGATTTAGAATATCTACCGACCATTTCTACAGCAGGTCGTACTGGTAACTATGAAGATTTGAACAACAAGCCAAGTATTCCTAGCGTTGTTGGTTTGGCAACTGAGAATTATGTAACTAGTCAAGGATATATTACTAGTTCGGCATTGTCTACTACATTAAATGATTATGCTACAAAAACATATGTTGGTAGTCAGAATTTTATTACTACTACAAATTTACTTGCGTATGATTATGTATCAAACAGTTCATTGAATAGTCGTCATTATATTACATTAGGTGATATTCCAACTATCCCAACCGATATTGCTAACTTAACTGACAATACAGATTTATTATTAAATAAAGCCAATGTTCTACATTTAAGTAACACTACTGCGTCAACCACGTCATCTAACGGTGCATTGATAACTGATGGTGGATTGGGTGTTGCTGGTAATATAAATGCCAATGGCATCAAGCACATATTCAATGGCAACATACATATGACTGGTGTTGATAGTCATACATTATATGTAGGATCTTATGCTGAAACATCTGATTTAGTTGCACCTACATTAGTGATGCACAATGAATATGGTACATATATTCAAGCAGTTATCATTAACGGTTCGCCGAATGGTAGTAGTGATTGGGTAGCATATGGTGACCAGGGTAATGATTCTAGTGGCTGGGCTGATATGGGCTTTACTAGTCACAACTTCAATGATATTAACTATTCGATTACTGGACCCGGTGATGGCTATTTCTTTGTTAAAGGTCAAGTAGGATTTGATGGTCAAGGTGGTAATTTAGTTATTGCTACAGATGGTGTAGGAACACATAACGATATTGTATTCGGCATGGGCGGTTTCTATTCAGATAATGTATTTGCTGTAATGAGTAACAGCACTAAGACATTTACTGTTAACGGAAACATTGCAGTAACCGGATCACTGGTATCAACTGGTGCAAGCCCTGCTCCTACATTAGATGGTTTTAATATTGTTAATTCAGTGGGTGCTAACTTGGGTCACGTTGGTAACGTTAAAATTGGCGGCGGATCCAGTGGACAAATATTAATGACTGATGGTGCAGGTAACTTGTCATGGTCTAGTCCATTAGGAGGTGGTGGTACAAACACCGGTGATATTGGGTTTGAAGGAACTTGGATTCGAAATACCAACGGAGGCGCTATCTATATTAGCCCGCAAGATGGTAATACATGGTTGTATTTACCAAGTGATACCGACGCTGGTAACCAAGCATCTGAATTAGTCAATTTTGACGCTAACGGTATCGTTAATATTCGTGCCAATTCTCACACATGGCAATATAGTCATGATGGTATGCTAACATTCCCTAACGGTGCTAAGATTGGTTCAGGAGATTCAGGTAAATTTGCTACAGACAATCAAGCTACAACAAGTCTAGACTTGCGTGATAGCAATGGTGCAGGTTTCTACACTAACGGCGACGGATACACATTAAGAAGCAATAGTTCTGAAAACTGGATCTTCGGTACATCTGGAACATTAACTGTCCCTGGTCATATCCATGCACAAGAAGGCAATGACTTAAATGTTCGTGTATACAACCCACTAGGTGGCGGTGTCGGCATCAATTTTATAAACAATGATGTTGATACTGGTAGCAAGACTACACAAGTAAACATCGGTGCCGCAAACATACAGCTAACAACCGACTTCAGTGGTGCTGAAAACACATGGAACTTTGACAACGCAGGCGTATTGCACTTACCGGTAAATGGTGATATCGTTGATAGCAACGGCGTTACTGTATTAGGTGGCAGCGGCGGCAACCCATTCAATCAATCATTGAATTCAAGTGACACACCTTCATTCAGTGGCATTACTATTAACGGTAATGTTGACTATTCTAGTGGTGTAATTCAACGAAGTGGTGGCTATGTAACATGTAACCCTAATATGGATACAGTAGTCTATACAGGCACTGCTAATTTCCAAACACTAAAGTTGTTGTTCAACATCGAAGGCGTGGAAGATGGTCAATCTGATACGGATACACAAAGTTGTGAAATGATAGTTGCAAAGAGCATACGAAATAATACAGTGTCAGGTAGTGCATATGGTTTAGTTTACACAAGTGCTAACCCATTAGTAACATTATCTACCCGATGGAATTCATCTATCAATAGAGTTGAAATTATTTGCAGACCAACAAGCACAATGAATTCAGTATCAGTTCTATCAACATGTACTGAAATTTTTTCAGCAACACTATACTAATAGGAAAAAATAAAAATGACAATGAAACCTTTTGAAATTCAAAGCCCTGCACTTAGCATCAATGGTGTACTAATTGATACTAGTGCGCAGGGCAAACTAGTTATTCCAGGTGTAACTAGAGCTGGTACTAGTGTTGCGATTGAGGTAGATGATACTGAAGACCAAACAGCTACATGGACTGGTACACCAGTAGTCATCGACGGATACACATATTACACTATTATTCAAGGTAATAGTCCAATAAACGGTTGGACTGCTGCCACTTACGCTATTGCAGAATTAGATGATGACGGCTATATTGATGGCATTGATGTGGTTACAGGCGGTGCAGGTTATACAGGTGAAGCAGTTACTTATAGTACAGTAATGTTCGCAGCACCAGAGGGCACACAAATTGATCCTTCAACTAGCGGAGATTGGACTGAAATCCCATTCAAAGTTCGTTGTGGTGCAGGAGAAATTGAAAGTGAATTTAACGGTGGTGGCTCATCAGCATTAGAAGGTTTAGATGATGTTCAGTTAGATGGACCAAGCAACGGACAAGTTTTAACTTGGAACAGCAGTCAAGAGAAGTGGGAAAACCAAGACCCGTCAGGTGGCGGCGGAAATGCTAACACTGGTGATTTGTCATTCGAAGGAAATACAGTATATGCTGATGGCACTGGTTTCTTAAACTTACAGAACGGTGAAGGTTATGTGGTCATCGGTAGTAACAACAATTCTCCGTTAAAAGTTAGTGTAAATGAAAACGGTGGCGCAAAAGAGTGGTTGTTTGACCCATCAGGTAATTTAACATTACCAGAAGGTGGTGACATTATTGACGCTTACGGTTCCTCTGTATTAGGTGGTGGCTCAACTAGCATTATCGGTACAGGTTCATTTAGTACATTACCGGATTTCTTAGATTATGAGCCAGGAACATTAGCACACGCCGGCCAGACATCTCAAGGTGTGTTCTTCAGTGGTGATGCCGGAGAAAATAATATCAGTTATCCAGTCAGAACTAATTTCTCTATTAGTGGTACAACTAAAGTGACTGTCACGGTTGATATGGAGATAAATTCAGAACAAAGCGATTTTGGTTTATGTGTATTTGAACAAGGCACACAACCTCAATGGCATTGGGAAGATTCTAATTCAACTAGAATCGCAGTTCAGTATAACTGGTTTACCCCAGAGATTTCTGCACCAAATAATTTTACCAGTACTGGATGGAATATACCCGGGCCCGGAACTTATCGTGTAAGATTTACATATGATCCTAATAACAGTCCTAACATTATGTTAGAGACAATGGATACCTCAGATATTGTATTAGACACACTGACATTAGATGAAACACTTAATACAAATAATGACTATTATATCGGATTTGGTGCAGACCAAGATATCGGTGCATTAAGAACATACATTAAAAACTTGAATATTGCAGTTGACGGCCAAAACTCGGTGTCCGATTCATTGAGGTTAGGAGGAAATGCTACTGCTCTATATACACAAAACGCTGGTAGTGTCACTGGACAACAAGATAATGTTGCACAAGGTAGATATAACATTGTTATCGATGCTGAAAAAGATGTTGTTATCAACACAGACGAAGATACCTATCAGTTTAGATTTACTAACAAAGGTGAGTTGAAATTCCCTGACGGGACTAAGCAACAGACAGCGTATGTACAACGAAACATCAACTTAGATGGTGGTGGTGCAATGGCTCATTATGATATCGAAGTCGATGTAGCATTTGCAGACGGCGGCTTTAGTTCAACAAGACATGGTGTAGCAGATGCATCATTCGATGGTGGCAACAGACTTACTGAAGTAAATCAATATAACTTAGATGGCGGTGGAGCATAAACAATGGCAAATAAAATTCAACTAAGACGAGACACGGCTAGTAACTGGTCTCGCATCAATCCAATATTAGCTGACGGCGAACCCGGTCTTGATATTACTAATAATAAAATCAAGATGGGCGACGGTACTAGTCATTGGAACTCATTACCATATCTAGCAAGCCCTGAGCATACTAGACTTGTTAATGGTCTAAAGGTATTAACTGTAGCGGCCAATGGTAATGTAACACTACCAACTGGCGTTGTATTTACTAACCCTAGTACAGGTAATGCTGACATTCATCCTGCATCTAGTGCAAACTTGCAAATCAAAACTGATGATGGTAGTACTACAAATACATGGCAGTTTGGTAGCAACGGCATATTAACTTTGACTAACGGATCTACGATTGATGATGGTCCTAACTTATATGTTAAGGCAGCTGATGATACTGATATTGTCTTTAGAACTAGACAAGCAGGCCTAGCTAATAATGATTGGGTATTGGGTAGTAATGGCAATGTGACATTACCACCAAACACTATTATTACAACTGAACCCGGATACACTGGTCTTTCATTTGATATCACTGATATTACACTAGGTGCAATGGGAACTACAGTTACTACATTAACTGACCATGGATTGTATACTGGTTCAAAAGTTAAGATTACTAACATCAATACAACAACAGAGTTGAATAACAACTATTACTATATTGATACTCCTGCATCAAATCAATTAGGTTTGTATGTGGATCCTAATCTTAGTATACCAGTAGATAGTAGTGCATATACTCCATACATGGCACACGTGGGCAAAGGTGTGTCAGAAGTGGGCGGCGCGACAACTTATATATATGAGTCTCCTGTTACTAACCCAACCGGACTGTCACAGAGTATACAGTTTGACAACGGTCGCTGTCTAGTAGTGTCAGCTAGTAGTGATTTCTGGGTAGGAGCATATGATGACTTTACAGTTGAAGCCTATATGAAATTTTCTAGTACTGACTTTACTAGTGGCTATGCCCCTATGTTCGGTACTAATAACAATGCGAACGGTTTGAGTATTCTGACTGGTACCGCTGCTATGGGTATCTTCAACGGTATTAACGGTGGCGCATGGATGGGTGGTTACTTTCAAGTATATGGTATTATCACTGTTGATACCTGGCATCACATTGCATTTGTTAGAAATGCAGGCAAAGTTAGATTATACATAGATGGTAATAAGATTACTGCAAGTTCAGGTGATGTTGATAATAATTATAATGAATTCCCTTGTAACGAATCTGTATTAGTTGGTAGAGCAGTAGGTTACGGTTGTCATGGTACACAAATTTCTAACTTTAGATTTGTGAAAGGTACTGCTGTTTACACAGCTAACTTCACACCACCGACAGCACCGTTGACAGCTATCACTGGTACAAAGTTATTAATATACGGAAACGGGGAGTTTACTGACTATAGTGGCAGTATTTCAATTCCAGGTTACGGAATTGCGATTCAAGAAATATCAGGTGCTGACTTAACAATTGCATTAACTTCACCTTCAGGAACTGATCCAGGTAATGTAAATATTAGTTCCGCAATGACTACACTAAAAGTCAATGGTAGAGACAATCAGATTAATGTATCTAATCAGAACGGTGATTGGGCGATGAATACTACAGGACAATTAGACTTGGTCTTGTGGGGACAAACTGAAAATACACCGTTCACTCCTACTTTCTCAGACTACAATGTAATTTATGTGGTAGAACAAGATGGGTATAGTAATAACGGTACTCATAGTGTAGACTTACCTGAACCACCTAGAGCTGGTATTGAACTAACTATTATCAATGATACACCTGCTGCTTTCGTTGTTGGTTTATGGGACGGTCCTCCATACACCATGATGCAATGGGAAGCTATAAAGGTTACCTCATATAGAGATAGAGGTGGCTTCTGCTACTGGTGGATTACTAGTAGTTTCACATTGTAAGGATAATAGATGATTAACAAAATAGATTTACAACAAGTTAAAGTTCCTGCATATCTTAGACTAGATTCATTCGCAGATGAATTAAACAAGAACCTCGAAACATTAGCAACAGCAATTCAAAGTGTTGATGCTCAGGGCGTAGTTACTATCCCTGGACCCCAAGGTGACAAGGGTGAGCAAGGCGAAAGAGGCTATCGCGGTGAGCAAGGCATTCAAGGTGAGAAGGGCGAGACTGGTGCACAAGGTGAGCGAGGTCTTCAAGGTGAGCGAGGTCTTCAAGGTGAACCCGGACCGATGGGGAATCAAGGCTTGCCAGGAATCCCAGGAGCACAGGGTATACAAGGACTCAAAGGTGAACAAGGGCCACAGGGAGTTCAAGGTGTAGCCGGCCCTAAAGGGGAGACAGGAGCTACTGGCGCAACAGGACCTGCAGGTAAAGACGGAGTAAGCATCACTAGTGCTACTGTTAACAGTACTGGTAATTTAATCATTACTAAGAGTGACGGCACTACAGTTGATGCTGGCAAAGTAAGTACAACTGCAACTACTGCACCAGCAGTGGGTGGTCCTCCTGTAGTAGGAAGTGCACCTAATCCGTTCGCTCCTATCATTGTAACTGCGCCTGTAGGCTACAAGGCTGCTAACATAGATGATGGTGTAGAACTTGTATTAGATACACTAGCAGTTCAATTACCGGCATCAGGTACTCGTAGTTTACAAATGCGTGTAACTAGTGGTACAATGAGTACAAGAATTTCAGGAGAATGTTTCTGGTGTCCAGGCAATTATGCTGGTACATTTGATTCAAGATATTGGACAGGTGACACATTAAACACCACATATCAGCAAATTTTTACATGGAGTTTTCCATGGGCAGGCGATAAATCTGTATATTTTGTGCAAGATTTAACAAATCGTAGAATGTACAGAATCACATTGATAATCGGTCCAGGCTACAAGAAAAACACCATCGTCATGGAACGATTGGTATAAGATAAATAATAATAGGAGATATATAAATGTCAAGCAAAATTCAACTAAGACGAGATTCGGCAGCGAACTGGACTTCAACAAATCCAATTCTATCACAAGGTGAACCTGGTCTAGAAACAGATACAAACAAAGTCAAATACGGTGACGGTTCAACAACTTGGAACTTACTAGACTATGCTAGTGGCGGAGGCGGTGGAGCAGGAGATTACTCTACTGGCTTTACTGATGGTGTTAACGATAACACTTATCACTTTACTCGTGTGCAAGGTAAGAAAGAGTTTACTTTCGAAACAGAAGGTTACAAGAAGTTTGAAGTCACATTGACTGCTCCAATGATTGCAGCACTGTCAGGTGATAGTAACTTAACATTCACTGGTACAGATACACCTGAAATTGCAGATGTTTGGACAACTTGGCAACGTGAAAACAATATCTATATCTATAAGAAAACTGATTATGATGTTAGTAACTTCACTAGTTATTTCAACAGCCTAGCTAATCCTAGTGCTGATTCATATACACTGAATGTATGGGACAACACAGTGTTCTCAGTAGATGATGTTGTTGTTATCAAATACTGGACTGAAGGTACAACATATGTTGGTTCTAATTATGATAACTATAGCACATATATCCCTGATGTAAGTGAATCTGTAGCTAGTAACACAGTAACTATTAGTAATGATGAATTTTATAATTGGATGGGTACAGGTTCTGGCAGCGCAGTAGCAGATTTAACTAACTCTGAATATTTCAGTAAACACTATATCGTTATATATTCAGACAACTATTCTACAAGAAACATCACCGACGTAGTTGATAATAATGACGGAACTCTAACAATAACATTTGATGGTACTCCATACAAATCAGTAACATCTGAATTAAAAACATTTAGCTTCACTGCGGTCGATGATAGAAGTAATGATTGGAACCTTACTATTCCATCTACAGCTTATCCTAATTTCTTACTTGAGGCAGCATATCCGATTGGTACAAGTAATAACAAGTATAATGGTGGAACATATCGTAGTGGTTATTTGACTATCAACGGTGGTAGTCCAGTAAACTTCTATTGGTATCAGAACTACAACTATGAACAAACTCAATTTTACCTTAACCCGTTTGACCAAGTAACATATACTACTGGTGACACTATTGAAGTTAATTTCTATTCAAAAGCAACAGCTTTAGAAGTAGATGTATATCGTCCAGGAAATGCATCTAACAACTGGAACAACGGTTACAAGTGGTTCGACTGGAAAGATGACCTCGGCACTGAATACAATCCAGGTGAAGGTAATGGCGTCATGGGCGGTACGGGACAATTATTAATGCAAGTATATCGTCCACAAATTGGTTCTTGGGACGCTGATACAGGTTCAATCTGTACTAACTTTGGTTGGACGGGTATGGGTAATTACAACCAAAGCCCATACGATCCTTATAATCAAGATGATGCTAGTGACTGGGGCATGAGTACTTTAAGTTGCTATCCTATGCAAGATTTTGACCGTTACGGTATCATTTTCTTTAGCAATCAAACATACAATGATTGGAGTCTATCATACAAGGTGCGTATCATCTATCGTTTTGATTTAGTTATCGGCGAAGCAGATTACAATTGGTTCGACTGCTAATATGATAACAAAACGCCCTGCTAACACACGTGGCGTTATTGAAACTAAAGGTTCTATATTAAGTTATAGAACCTTTACTTTTCAAGCGTACATGGATTGGCAGTATATGAACTTTGGCGCACTAGAGACTATCAACGATGATAGAGTAGAGCCGGGCTACCATGTAGGCAGACATAAGCATGTTGATAGAGAAATCTTTGGTTATGTAGTTGATGGACCCTGCTACCATGTAGATGACACGAACGGACACATAGACATACCCTCTGGTGCAGTACAAAGAATGTGTAGTGGATCGGGTATGTTTCATAGTGAAGGTAATGGTAGTGACAAACCTATTCGTTATCTACAGTTATGGATTCGCAGTGAAGTTAAGAATGCAACCCCCGTTTACAACTATCATCAGTTTACTCGTGAAGATAAACTAAACAAGTTTTGTGATATAACTGCTACACTACCTATTCGTGCTGACGCTAGATTACTAGCAGGGATATTCACAGAACCATATACTTTTCAACTAAACCCAGTACGCAAATACTATCTGTATGTGGTTACTGGATCCGGGTCGATAAACAATGATAATTTCATCGAGGGTGACGGGTATAGTTTTGAGAATGAAGTCTCAATAGATATACAAACAACTGACGCTGAGATTATATTGTTCGATTTAAAATAAATATAATAAAGGAAAATAGAATGCCTAACAACAATTACCACTGGAAAAGAGATAAAGCAGACAATAGAGACCACGCTTTCGTCCCTAGAACATTAGCAACAGTACCTACAAGCGTAGACTTACGAGCAAACTGTTCAGCAATTGAAAATCAGGGAAATTTGGGTAGTTGTACTGGGAACGCTATTGCAAGTTTGATTGAATATCTATGCCGCAGAGCAAAGAAGAATACAGAGGTTAGTCGTTTGTTTATTTACTATCAGGAGCGTGTTTACGAAGGTACAGTTAACTATGATTCAGGCGCATATATCCGTGATGGCATTAAAGCAGTAAATAAAGTTGGTGCTCCACTAGAATCATTATGGCCCTATGACGCTAGAAAGTTCGCATATCGCCCTAGCCAAGCGGCTTACACAAACGCAGCCACAAGAAAAGCAGTAGCATATCAGCGTTGTGCTGATTTTGCAGCAGTAAAAGCAGCATTAGCACAGGGCTATCCTGTTGTTGTCGGGTTCGATGTTTACGAGAGTTTTGAAACTGATAATGTTGCTAGAACAGGTATGATGCCTTATCCTAACAAGGCTCGTGAGCAATTATTGGGTGGACACGCAGTAACATTAGTAGGATACAATGATTCTACCCAGCGTTTTATAGCTAGAAATAGCTGGGGAACAGGCTGGGGAGACCGCGGATATTTCTACATGCCCTATCAAGTGATTCAGGATACCACAATGAGTAGTGACTTCTGGATTATTACTTCTATCACAAACCCTTGAAAATAGATAAATATCTTATTAGCGGATATTTTATATGAAAATCAAACACTTACAAGAAAATCTAACCCCAGCATCGACTCCTAGCGTCAAAACAATACCACCTAAGTTCGGTCGTAGTGACGAAATGCTAGAATCAGATTGCGGTACTACTAGTGCAGGCTCTGTAGCTTCTGTATCGCAACCAGTAGGAAAGATGCAAAGACGCGGTAAGGGCTCTATGTTTGCTGGTATCAAGACCAGTGCAAAATATCCTAACAGCGCAGCCGTCAAAGAAGGTCGCTTTAATAACCGTGACGCATATCAGCGTGACTATGATTCAAGCGTAACTGGCTTTGGTCGTAAAGAGCGTGAAGATGACGAGTTCAATCCAGAGTACGATGATAGAATGCGTAGAGAAACTGGAATGATTTTCTATAATGTAACTGATCCGGCAAAAGCACAAGAGCTTGGATTAAAGCAAACTCGCACAGGTAAGTGGTATATTCGCACTGGCAACAGACTTGCACAACAAATCGCTGATAAAGCATTTGGTCCAGGTAAGATTTGGTATCCAAAGAACGAATCAGTTGACGAAGTAGCCCCTCCCGGAGCTAAAGCTGAACGCATGGTAAAGCACATTAAAGCTGGCTATGCTAAAGACGGTAAACTAACAGACAAAGAAAAAGCAATTGCTTATGCTACTGCATGGAAAGCACACAATGCAGGTAAAGTAGAAGAAGAAGGCATGGCAGAAGCTAGTCCAGAGACAACATTTAATGTTCTTAAGGGGCTAAAGACTTGGCAAGTTGTTATTTTCAACAACTACTATGCTGGTAAGTATAGTGATTATCGTGGTCGCTTTTATTATGTTCTAGCACATAGTCCAGAAGAAGCTAAACAAGTTGTAATAGATAACGCAGACGGTATCTTACAAGAACTATTAGCAATGAGAGGACACAACGGTAAAAAGATTTTACCTAGTAGTAAGGCAGTTCCTATTACTTCAGGTCGTATTGGTAAGATTGAAGATGGTACAGTTGCTGGTCGCATGAGTACAGCAGGCTTTAAGAAGATGTTTGGTCCACAAGGTCCAATGATGGTTAAACTATCAGGTGGTAATGTTGTAGATATTCAAAGTGAAGAACAAGGTGTGGCGGAAGGCGCACTCAACGAATTTGCAGTTGAACCATCTGATGGTGACAGCGATGATGAATATGATTTGTTAGTTAAACTGGTAAAATTGTGGTGGTTAGGCAATGCACAGCAACACGCAAAAGCCGAAAAGACGTTAGCATCAATGGGAATTTCAATTGATGAAGATGAACCAAATATTATTTTACGCAGAGGAACACAATTCTTAACTTTCCCAATGGATGACTTTCAGCAAGGTGTGGCGGAAGAAAAAACACGCTTAGATCCTAAGTGCTGGACCGGTTATAAAAAGCAAGGAACTAAGATGAAGGGTGGCGTTCGTGTTAATAACTGTGTACCAGTTAACGAAGGTGAAGCCAACTTAGAAAAAGCATTAGAAAAGTTGCACGGCAATTGGTCTGGTTGGTATCCAGATGACTATCAATCTGATCCAGATGTTAAGTCATATTGGTTCGATGATGGTGAAGGTGGTTTCTATGCAGACGGTACTATAGAGCATAACTTAAAGACAGGTGAAATTAAAGTTGACTTCAAAGACAAAGAAGGTAGCTATGGAGATGATGTTCAAGGTACATTTAATTCAGTCGGTGAAGTAATGAACGCTTTACGCGGTGGCTCTCCTTCAAGAAGAAACACTAAGGCACCTAATCTTGATACATTAGGACATAGAGAACCAATTGGTCCAGATGATTTGTATAAAACAGATAAGAAGGGCAAAATTGGAACTATCAAAAAAGTAAGGTCAGATACAATGAAGGCTTCTAGCCCTTATAGAATGAGGGGCGGTCCAAAGGGAGTATTACCTGAAGGTGAGATAGCCGAAGATAAGTTAGCAAATGACTTATACAGAGATTTACAAATCTTTAAGAAGGGTACCGATAAAGGTATCAGTTCAAAAGCAAAAGATAAAGATATCGGTAGCAAGCCACAAGATAAAGATATAGTTGCTAAAGAAGATTGGCAGAAAGTCAACAAGAGTGACAAGACTGATGGTATGAGTGATAAAGCAGTTAAAGCATATCGCAGAGAGAATCCAGGTAGCAAGTTAAAGACTGCTGTTACAACTAAGCCAAGCAAATTAAAAGCTGGCAGTAAAGCAGCCAATCGCCGTAAATCATTCTGTGCTAGAATGAGTGGCGTTGAAGGCCCGATGAAGGATGAGAAGGGTCGTCCGACAGCGAAAGCAAAAGCATTAAAGAGATGGAATTGTTAATATGAATTTTAAAGAACTATTTGAAGGCGTAACGCCAAAACTACCCGGTGCTTTTGCCGGTGTTAAAGTAATGACACCACAACAGTTTGTTGCTAGTCAAGGTGATGAAGAAGTTGATGAAGCAACAATATTGCCAGCACAACAGCGTGAGTTAGGTGGTCAAGAGTTTCAAGACTACATGACACGAATCAAAGGCACTGATGACTTAGACAAAGAAGGAAATGTTAAAGTAGATAAGAAGGGTATCCCTAAGTATACTACTGGTAAGACAAAGACTGACAAGTACAAGATGCCTTATATTCATCGTAGTAGTGCTATTGAGTACTATGACGAAGCAGGTAAACGATTCAAAGAAGAAGCAGTTATCGAAGCATTGAAGCAACGCCCTAAAAAGTTACTAAAGCAAAATGAAAAGATGAAGCATAGCAACGGAGCCCTAGAACAGTTCTTTAACGTTGGCTTTGCAGCATTGACAGGTATCGCAGTAGATGAATCTACTAACAAACTAATTGTTGTTAACACATGTCCAGGCGCTGGTTCATGCAAAGTTGATTGTTTCGCTATGAAGGGCGGCAAAGTTCAATTCAAGGCGGCTTGGTTGAGTGATGGTCGTATCTTAACATATCTATTGAATGATCCAAATGGTTTCTTCAGTCAGTTAAGTAGCGAAATTGCTAAAGAAGAAGCATTAGGCAAGAAGGGTGGCTACACCGTAACTATTCGTTGGCATGATGCCGGTGACTTCTTTAGTCCAGAATACTTAGACTTAGCATTGAAGATGGCACAAAAGCATCCTGATACTAAGTTCTATGCTTATACAAAGATGGCAGGTGCAGCATTAGCACAGAAGCCAGCGAACTTCATTATCAACTGGAGTGAAGGTGCTCATACATCACAAGAGAAACAAGTTAAGGCTGCTGACCCTAACTTAGATACAACTAAGAACAGTCGTATCGTTCCTGATGAAATGTTCCAAGACTTGTTAGTTAAGAATGAAAAAGGTAACTTAATCAAGGGAGCAAGTGGTCAATGGCAAGTTCAACCAGAAAAGTTACCAGAACTAAAACAACGATTGGCACAGGCTTATAAGATTAGCCCAAGTAGTATTCTTTCTTATGATGAGTATACAAGCAAGCCTAAAGTTAAGGGTATGAAGTACAATGTTATCGTTGCACCTGGTGAAGGTGATATCAGTGCTAACGATCCAAATGTTCTTTCAACACTACTATTGAGACACTAAATAAATGGACTACTTTGAATTCTATTGGAATCGTAAAGGTAGTCCTCCCCCACAACCAAGTAAATAATTATGTTATCAGACAGCCTAAAAACATTACTAGCAAGCACACAAAGTTTTGCTATCAAATCACAAAACTTTCATTGGAACATTGAAGGTAGTGACTTCCCTCAATACCATGAATTCTTTGACACATTGTATGGTGATGTAAGCGGGACAATCGACCGTATCGCAGAGTATGTAAGAATTTTAGGTGCATACACTCCGGGTAGCTTAACTCGTTATGCTGAATTGAGTATCATTCAAGACCAAACAAAAATTCCTCGTGCTGAATTGATGTTTGCAGAATCATTGCAAGATTGTGAAGCAATGATACAGTTAGTTGTTGAAATGTTTGACCAAGCAACACAAGAGCGTCAACAGGGTATTGCTAACTACATGGCTGAACTACAAGACTTGTATGCTAAGAAAGCATGGTTCATTCGTAGTATTCTTAAAAAAGAACGTGAGTAATGAGAGCAAGTGAATTTTTAACCGAGATTGAAGCTATTCCCGCAAATCAATACGGCGGCGGCAAAGAATCATTGCAGGACTATAACAATATAAACCCCTCAACATTAAAACCTTTACCTGGCGGCAGTGGCTTTGCTTATGCTATTGAAAACGCAGGTTATCTCACACGCATACTCATAGTTGATCCTAACAAAAATCACACAGATGCTATTGCTGTTTTAGAACTTGAAAACTCGGATTTACCAATTAGGTACAATAAACAACAACCTCTCACAGTAGAGACTATCACAGTAGATGAAGATTATCGTGGTCGTGGGTTGGCTAAAGCATTGTACGGTATCGTACTCTCTATTATGAAACGCCCATTAATGGCAGGTTCTGCTCAAACCCCAGGTGGCAGACGTAATTGGTTAAGTTTAGTCCATATCCCAGGAGTTCAAGTTATAGGTATACTACAACTAGAAAATCGTCAACTTGACACGAGCATTGCTGTTCCGGGTTCAAAACATGAAAAGAATATTGAAAAAACAATAGACCAAGTCATGGAACTAGGTGGCCGCTTCCTCGGACAAAACAAGTATGCTAGTTACTGGGCGTTTGATGTCGTCCCTGGTAACGGTCAACTGGAACCCTATGTTAAGAACTCATTAAGCAAAATATATGGATATGATGCTACAACTACGTTAATGGCAGTCTGGACAGGAAAATGAGAGCAAGTGAATTTATCACTGAAGTATTTGCTCCCGGTAAGAAAAACTGGGAGTGGGCGCGCCTTGGTACTAACGAAGTATCTGCGTTCTTCAAAGTAGGTAATAGAGATTATCTTTGGCAAGCGTTTACTGGTGTTGCTAATCCTAAGAAGTGGGAAATACAATTTCGTTTAATAAGAAAACCTGATGTAGACCCTGATGAGTTAGACTTGTTCGGACAAACTGGTACAGGTAATTCAGCAGAAGTAATGTCAACAGCAGTAGATATTACCCGAGCATTCTTAAAAGAATACGGACTTGATAGAGTAGAAGAAATTACATTCAATGCAAAAGAAGATAGTCGTATCGCACTGTATGCCAAGATGATTAAAAGACTACTCCCTGACTGGGACTTGTATAGTAGAAAAGATTCAGTGAATGGTATGACATTTTCTCTCACAGACCGTAGAGCATATGACAAGCCAGAGAATCAACTTGATGAACTATTTGACAATGGTTATAATTTAGAATGGGATGACCAGTTTGGTCCTAAAGAGATTCACGCAAGAGCATATGACCGTCAAGGACAGTATATTGATATCAACTTTGTTCCTGTCAGAGATAATGTAACTGATATTGAATTCAGTAAGATGGATAATTTTGATGCTACTAACGACCAAGATGCCCCTAGAGTATTTGCTACTGTGATGGCAGCAATACAAAAATATCTACAAGGATATCAACCAAAGATTATTGTATTCAGTGGTAAGGGAGAAAGTCGCGGTGCATTGTATCAGAAGTTAGTCAACAGATTTGCTAAACAGTTTGGATATCAACAGTTTGATACAAGTAAGTTAAGCCCTGATGCACAACAACAAATTGGTTCTAGTGGTTCAAATGTATTTGTACTACGCCGCTCTAACCCACTCAGCGTATAATCTGTTCTTACTATCCCAAGAACATTCTACTAACTTAAATCCAAAGTGTTCGCTAAAAGTTACATGTTCTATAACAGACCATGGATAGAATTGTATCTGTTTACAATCATCATTGGCATGGTCTTGTAATCCAGGATTACATCTCCAATAGATTCTAGCCTTAGGCTTCAATAACGACACTACTTTAGCTATCTGTCGTACAATATCACTTTTGTCACCAAAGTTAATACTACCCAAACAGAATGCTACATCAAACTTAGTGTCTGTTTCAAATTCTTCAATTGTGCATTTATAATCTGCTTGGTCAAATGCAGGGTCAATGCCTACTAAGTTCTTAATCAAGCCCTTGAAAGGATTAGCTCCGCACCCTACATCAAGTACTAGTTCGTAATCAGTTACTTTGTTTACTAAAGTTAATCCTGTCTTTGTGTAGTTGGACATGTCGCCATTGTTGCGATGCCAAACTGTCCCGAAGTATGAGTTTAAGTATTGTTGGTCTACTGTCATATAAATATTATTTATGTATTATGCGGACAAGCCCAAAGTATTCGTTAGATTCTTTCCAGGAGCCTCGGGCAATTTCTTTTCACTATTATTGCATTCATTAGTAGAGGATGTTAATGTTAACCGACGGTATGTAGGACACATTTATTCTACTGAAGTGCATAGTGGGCACAACTTCAATGCTCAATATGGAGGTGGTACAACTGAGGGGTCATTTCAGTATCACACGAAAGGTGGCGCAAATCTTAATAGTTCAATTTTATACATAAGAAACAAATTTAGATTCACTAATACTGAGAATCAGATATATTCAATACCTACTCATGCTATGGATCCAAAAAGTCTTATGTTCGCTTACCCAACTCATAGATACAACAGTAAATTGATAAACATATCAATTACACCTGAGGATAAGGAACAAATATACTACAACATGGTCACTAAAGATATCATACCAAACAAAAAAAGGTGGCTCATGGAACTGACATTAGATTTTTTCAGAATGGCATACCCTGAAAAAATGAAGAATCCTAAGTTTGATATCAATAGACCTGATTTCTATGATGATGAAAGATTTATATTTTATCTGTGTAAATTTAACTCAGAAGTACAATACAATTATTACGACCGTTGGAGAAGTGTAGAGTTAGGTGATGGTTATGACTATCTTGATATACCTTTTAGTAGCATAGGTGATATGTCATTGGTGCGTAATTTTAAAACTATCACAGATTATATGGGGCTTCCACTAACAAAAGAACGACTATTACAATCAACAGTTATGCTACAATCATACAAGTCAGCACAACTAAAATATCCGCACGGGGAATTACACATAGATGACTATTAAATTACCAAACAGAATCTTCTTTACAGGAGTACCCGGATCTAGATGGAGTGGTATTGCACAGATACTAGAACAACTTGATGGATTCAACACTAGCGACAGAACAGTTGAAAGAACATACGAACACAATAGTTACTCAGGACACAAGGGTGCATACTTTGGACCCAAGATGGAACTAGAAGCATACTTAAATGCTGAACACATAGATAGCGCATGGACAACTAAAGGCGGCACACGCATTGTTAAGAGTCACGACTGGGCATATAAATTGGATTTAATAGAAGAACTATTCCCCGACGATTGGATTATGCTTGTGTATCGTCCTGATATGTCTAGCTATGCTTGGTGGCACGAAGCAGGTGGGTTCAATATCAAGTATCCTTGTTATGATTGGTATGAAAACTCTACAAAGATGTTGTCAGACATATCAACGCAGAACAAACATATATTAGAATATGCAAGCAAGCGTAATGCATCATGGAACTACTTCACTAGTGAGTGGGTCCATAACAACTTTAACCAACAAATAGAAATTGAGAGAACATGGCCGGACATTCTAGTGACAATATTGAAAAAGTAAAAGACCATGTTTGGTACATTAAATACTTTAGTGCAGTAACAATACTATGTGCAATGGTACTACATGTTCTTGGGGTAACACCCTGGAACAGCATCGTGCAAATGATTGGTGCTAGCGGCTGGATATATGTAGCATACAGATGGAATGAACGGGCACTAATGTTAAATTTCATACCACAGTTCTTTATTATAATTCCAGGATTGATATATCTTTACTTTAAATAGGAGACACAGTGAGATTTTTGAAATTTTTAATTGCATCACTAGTTTGTACTAGTGCATTTGCATGGGAACCAACTAAACCCATTACTGTAATCATCGGCAATCAGCCCGGTTCAGGAAATGAAGTAGGCTTTCGTGCTATTTCAGCAGTTGTAAACAAAACTAACAATGCAACATTTGTTATTGAATTGAAGCCAGGTGGCGATAGCGTTGTTGCTATGAATGCATTAATGGAAGCAAAGCCAGACGGATATACAATTGCTATTCCTAGCTATATGAGCACATTCGTTACAAACGATATCTGGCAGAAAGATATTAAGAAGTTTCAGTACGACAGTTTCACACCAGTATTTGGCATGGGCAAGAGTCCATTGACTATCGTAGCAAACAGTAACAGCAAGATTAATACTGTTGCTGAATTGACAGAACTAGTTCGCACAACAAACAAGCCAATTACATTTGCATTAGGTGGCGGCGCACATAGAATGACATACGAGTATTTCATGTTGAAAGCTAAGGGCAACAAAGACATGGTTAAATTTACTCAGTTCCCTGGTCCACTACAAGCAGTTACAAGCGTAGCAAGTGATGCTGGTACAGAGTTTGGAATTATGCCTATTGCTATCGCATTGCCATTGATTCAAGCAGGTAAAGTAAAACCAATCGGTATTACAGGTGAGCGTAGACTTGCTCGTATGCCAAATGTAGAACCTATCAAAGTAGGTGGTTCACACATTGATATCTTTGCTGCATGGGCAATGATTTTGCCACCGAACACACCTAAAGAAATCGTTGAATGGTATCAAAAGACATTCACTCCTGCATTGCGTAGTAGTGAGATTAAACAATACTATGATGACAATTTGATTTTCATAGATGAAAGAGAATTAAACCCAGTTGGATTTATGCGAGGTATTGAGAAATTAAGAGGAGTATGGATTCCTCTATCTCAACAAGTAAATCTACTGGACTAAGAACACACTACCTTAGGACCTTTGCGTTATTAGTGTGGGCCGGCTGCTGGCCTGAGAAAGCGATTCGCTACCGTAATCTCAAAAGTGAGCATTTTCCTATTTGTGATAAATACTAATATGAGAGCCATAGAATTTTTATCCGAATCCGCTGCTAAAGAACTAGCAGAGAAACTTCCTACATTGAAGCGTACAGATTATGACGCAATTGATGCACTTATGCAACGTGTATCTAAACACCACGGAATCGATGGTAAAGAACTACATGACTTGTTTGTTCAAAAGTATGGCAACACACCTGATACTTGGATTAAGAAGTATAAAAAAAAGTTAGGTGAGAGCGTAGAAACTCCTCAAGACGAGCAAAAGATTAAAGACTTCATTCAATGGTCTATCAAAACATTGAATATGCAACAGCCTATGCCTGAATTCACATTCAGCAGAGACACAGAACAAGCACAAGTAGACCATCGTACAGGTATGCACACTAGTGATGGTAAGATTCTAGTTTATATCGAGAATCGAAACTTGATTGATATCATGCGTACTATATTCCATGAGTTAGTACACCACAGACAACAACAGTTGAACATGATTAAAGACGGAGACAGCTATCCAGGTAGTCCTATCGAAGCGATGGCTGATATGATGGCGGGAAAGTACATAAAGATTTATGGCAAACAACACCCCGAAGTCTTCCAGTAAACTAAGAGACAATTTAAAAGATATACCAGACAATTTGTTTGATAGAGATGCCAACATCGATGTGAAGGCTGAATTGTTAAAGAAACAATTTAATAAAGATCCGTTGAAATTAGCATTATTAGTAAAGAGAATGATAAATGAGAGCAAATGAATTCACTAAACAACCAAGCATCCTTTATCATATTACACCTGCCCGTAATGTGAAATCCATTCTGGCAAAAGGTTTAGTTCCAAGCATAGGTGCAAGGTCCTCTCAACTAGAAACACAATCCAATTTGTTTTTCTTCCCAAACAAAGCCGCAGCCGAAGACGCATTGATGAATTGGTTAGGTGATGAGTTCCCAGAAGATGAACCATTGGCATTGCTTGCTGTTAGTTCAAATGGACTAGAAGGCAAATTCACGCCCGGAGCTGAATACGAGTACACTGTAAGTACAACTGTACCTCCCCAAAATATCAAAGTCATATCGACAAACATCTAAAAGGTCAAATTGATTACGCAAAAAGTTTGACTTTGTTGCGTAGCTGTTATATAATAACTACTTCTTTAGGAGATTTATTATGACAGCAAAGACTTTTAACGGTGACCAAAAGATTAAACTAACCCAACTTATCAACGAAGGCATGAATGTTATGCACGAGATTGATACATTGCAAGGTGGTTTGACTGACACCATTAAAGCAATCGCAGAAGAATTGGAAGTCAAGCCTTCTGTACTCAAAAAGGCAATTCGTATTGCCCACAAAGCAAGCCTCACACAAGCTAACCAAGAACATGACGAGTTAAATACTATTTTGGAAACAGTGGGTAAGACTCTTTAATGTCATATATTGATGCTATTCATAGCAGGGACGAAGACCGCATCTATGTTGTAGAGCGCGGTGATGACGGCAAGCGTCACTATAAAGAATTCCCTGCTAACTATGTTTTTTATTACGATGATCCTAAGGGCAAACAAAGAAGTTTGTTCGGAACACCTGTAAGTAGATTCAGTAGTCGCAAGCGTACTGAGTTTGAAAAAGAGCGTAGAATTCATTCTGGTAAGCAACTTTACGAATCAGATGTTAATGTAGTATTCCGTGCGTTAAGCGAAAACTATTTGGGTGTAGAGCCTCCTAAACTACACACATGTTTCTTTGACATTGAAGTAGACTTTGATCCAGTAAAAGGCTTCAGCCCTACAAGTGATCCATTTAATCCTGTAACAGCAATCACAATGTATTTGGATTGGCTAGATACCCTTGTTACATTAGTCACGCCACCAAAACACATGACTGATGAAACAGCATGGGAAATTGTAAGAGAGTTTGATAACTGTATGCTTTTCCGTAGTGAAAAGGAAATGTTTGATACATTCTTTCAGTTGATTGAAGATGCTGATGTGATTACAGGTTGGAACTCAGAGGGTTATGATATACCCTACATGGTCAATCGTGTTACACGAGTAATGAGTAAAGATGACACAAGAAAATTCTGTTTGTTGGGTCAGTTACCTAAGCCTCGTGAGTATGAACGATTCGGCAAAGTTGAAATGACATACGATTTGATTGGTCGTATTCACTTAGACTATTTGCAACTTTACAAAAAGTATAACTATGAATCTCGCCATTCATACAAGTTAGACTTTATCGGTGAAATGGAAGTTGGTGAAAACAAAACGCCATACGAAGGTACTCTTGACCAGTTGTATAACAAAGACTTTAAAAAGTTTATTGAATACAACAGACAAGATACTATGTTGTTGGTGAAGATTCATCGCAAGACGAAATTCCTAGAACTAGCGAATGCGCTAGCACATGAGAATACAGTGTTGATGCCCACTGTCATGGGTTCAGTAGCTATGATTGAAATGGCTATTATGAACGAAGCACATGAAAGAGGCTTAGTAGTTCCAGACAAAAAACGAAAGGTTGAAAATGCAGAAGATGTACAGCAAGCGGCAGGTGCCTATGTTGCTACGCCGAAAAGAGGAATGCACGAATGGGTCGGCGCAGTCGATATTAACTCACTCTACCCATCAGCAATCAGAGCACTTAACATGGCGCCAGAGACCATCGTTGCTCAGGTCAGGCAAACCCTCACAGACCAGTACATGAAAGAAAAGGGCGCTAAACTCGCCCGAGAAAAGAAGTATTACAAAGACGGTGACGATGATGTGACTGGTGCTATTCTATGGGAAAACTTGTTTGGCTCATTGGAATACACAGCAATTATGAACCAAGAGCGTGGCACTATGCTTACACTAGATTATGAAGATGGTCGTAGCGTAGAAATGTCGGCAGCAGAGATATGGAAACTTGTCTTTGATAGTCACAAGCCATGGATTCTTTCAGCGAACGGCACAATCTTTACTTACGAGAAAGAAGGTGTGATTCCAGGTCTACTAAGTCGTTGGTACTCAGAACGAAAAGCAACACAGAAGTTGGCTAAAGAAGCGTATGGTACAGACATGTACGAGTATTATGATAAGCGTCAATTGGTTCGTAAGATTTTATTGAACTCAGCTTATGGTGCATTGTTGAATGAGCACTGCCGTTTCTATGATAAGCGCATCGGTCAGTCAGTTACACTATCAGGTCGTCAGATTGTTAAACATATGATGAGCCAAATCAATAGTGTTGTCACTGGCGAGTATACACACGAAGGTGAAGCGATTGTTTATGGTGATACTGACTCATGTTATTTCTCAGCATACACAACATTGAAGCCTCAGATTGATAGTGGTGAACTTGTTTGGAACAAAGAAACATGTATTGGATTGTATGATTCAATCGCAGACGAAGCTAATAGTAGTTTCCCTGCATTCTTAGAACGGGCATTTCATGCACCAAGAAAGAATGGCGAGATTATCAAAGCAGGTCGTGAACTGATTGGTGACCGTGCTATCTTTATCGTTAAAAAGCGTTATGCTATCAACATCTTTGATAAAGAGGGTAAGCGTAAAGATAAAGACGGTGAACTCGGTGATATCAAGGCTATGGGTCTTGACTTGAAACGGGCAGATACCCCAAAGTATGTACAAGAATTCTTAATGGATGTATTAAGTATGGTACTACAAAGAGGTAAAGGTCGTGAGGAAGTCATTGAGCGTGTGAAAGAGTTCAAGCGTGTTATGGTTGAACAAGATAGTTGGACTAAAGGTTCACCTAAGAGTGTTAACAACTTGACCAAACATACACAAGTGTTTGAAAAGACAGGCGTATGTAAAGTTGGTCACGCAAGAGCCGCTATCAATTGGAACTATCTACGCAGAGTTCACAGCGACAACTATTCAATGCAAATCGTTGATGGTATGAAGATTGTAGTTTGTAAACTAAAGCCAAACGCATTAGGTTTCACATCAGTAGCATATCCAACAGACGAATTACGATTACCACAATGGTTCAAAGACTTACCATTTGATGATGATGCTATGGAATCAACACTTGTTGATGAAAAGGTTGAGAACTTACTCGGTGTCCTTGAATGGGACATTAAGAGCAACATCGATGTTAAATCAACATTTGACGATTTGTTTTCATTTGGGTAAACTAAGTGTTTACAAACGCAAAAACTTCCACTATAATACACATCAAGTATTCCTAAATACATTTATAAGGACATAAAATGAAAGATACATTACAGAATATTATTCAATACACACAAGGCTTAGGTAACATTGACTTAATCAAAGTTACTGGCACACAAACTACAACAGTAGTTAACGCAGTTTCAGAAGATAAGTCAGTTGTCGTTACTGGTACATTAGTTCAACCTAACGCAGAATTCGAAGGCGTATTCGGTATGCCTAACTTAGGTAAGTTGAAAACTATTCTTGGTTTCGATGACTATGATGAAAACGCATCTATTAACATCACACGCAAAGACCGTGATGGTGTTCAAACTCCAGACACAATTCACTTTGCAACAAAGAACAACGATTTCGTTAACGACTATCGTTTGATGGCTAAGTCTATCGTTGAAGAAAAAGTTAAAGACTTGAAGTTCAAGGGTGTTAACTGGGGTGTTGACTTTGAACCTAGTGTTGCTAGCATCTTGCGTTTGAAGAAGCAGGCAAGTGCTAACAGCGAAGAAAAGAACTTTGCTACTAAAGTTGAGAATGGTGACTTGAAGATTTACTTTGGTGACCCATCAACACACAGTGGTAACTTTGTTTTTGAAGCAGGTGTCAAAGGCACATTGAGTAAAACATGGTACTGGCCTGTTCAAGAAGTGTTGGCTATTCTTAGCTTGCCAGGCGACAAGACTTTCCGCATCAGTGACCAAGGTGCCGCAGAGATTACTGTTGATTCAGGATTAGCAGTATATCAATACTTACTACCAGCACAGACAAAATAATATGTTGAACGGAATTAACACAAGTGGCAGATATATCACTGTAATAGGTGGAAGTCCTTCTACATTCGTCAATAAGAATTATAGCAGTAATGGTTTTATGACTGGTGATATGAGATATGACCTTGATAGTCAATGTATCAAAGTCTTTGATGGAAGTAATTGGGTATCACTTGTAAGCACTAATGCAACGATTGAATTAACTTACGAAGCTCAATCATTACTTGATTGGGCTAGTAAAAAGAGGCTTGAAGAACAACTGCTTGAAAAACAAGCACAAGAAAATCCTGCTATCAAAGACTTGGTTGAACAAATCAAACAAAAGCAAGAACAAATCAAAATGGTTCAGACTTTACTAAACAGTCCGGGCGATAATGGCATTAAACCTTCAATGATACCTTAATGGAACAAGATAACTTATCACAAAAACAAAATCCAGACTGGGCATTGTTCTTACCCGCAGTCAGTAGCTTCTATATCAGTGGCTTGGGTAAGCAACGCAAAGGTGAAGAGTACTTTGATAAGGCTCGTATACCTGCAGGCTTTAATGGTGATGTTGAGAAACTAAACTTTCTTAATAGCAAAGAAGGTTTATACTATTACAAGTGGGGCTTGTATAGTGCAGGTCACGCTAACTTAGACACAACAGTAAACGATCCTAGTGAAAGCATCATTAGAGAGCGTGAAGCTGGTACATTCATGTTAGGTGACAGTGGTGGTTTTCAGATTCTAAAGTGTCAATGGCCTGCTGACTGGAAAGACCCCAACTGTCCTCGTGCTATGAAAAAGCGTCAACAAGTTTTGACATGGATGGATACATACATGGACTATGGTATGTGTTTAGATATCCCATCACAGTCACTAACTACATTTCATATCAAAGATCCAAAAACAGGCAAGAGTGCTCACGGTATCAGTACGATTGAAGAAGCGATTGCGGCGACACATATCAATAATGAATACTTCATTAACAATCGTAGTGGTAAGTGCAAGTTCTTAAATGTTCTTCAAGGTCGTAATCACACTCAAAGTGATGAATGGTATAACGAAATGAAGAAGTATTGCGATCCTAAGCAATACCCAGACAATCACTTTAATGGCTGGGCGTTTGGTGGTCAAAACAAGATTGACATTCACTTGATGTTGACCCGTTTAGTTGATATTATCTTTGATGGGCTATTACAAGAAGGTAAGCACGATTTGATTCACTGCTTGGGTACAAGTATTTTAGAGTATGCCGTATTGTTTACTGATATTCAAAAAGCAATACGCAAACATCATAACCCAAAACTAGTTATCACATTTGACTGCGCTAGCCCATTCTACAGTGCGGCTAAAGGTCTTGCATATTTCAATACAACTATTGAGCATGACAAGAAATGGTCATATCAAATGACCAAAACAGCAGAGAACAAAAACTATGCGACTGATACACGCAAGTATCGGGACGCTGTATTAGCCGACGGCATCCATAATGTCTTTACTGATAGTCCAGTTACTGATAAACTACTCATTAAGGACATGTGCTATAGAGGTCACGGCTTCTTAGGGCAACATGGTAAAGAAACTAAAACCAGTTGGGATACTTTGAGTTATACATTGATTCAGTCACATAATGTATGGATGCACATGAACGCAGTTCAAGAGGCTAACCGTCGTTACGAACAAGGTATTGTTCCCAAGATGCTTAATCACAAGTTCGAAGGTCCTCAGTTCTTCGGTAACTTAGTTGATGAAATTTTCAGCAAGAAAACAAAACAAGAAGCAATTGATTTGATTGACTATCATAGTAGCTATTGGATGCAATTCCAATCAGGTAGTCAAGGTATCAGTGGTAAGAAAACAGTTAACGCTATGACTATGTTTGACCAACTATTTGAAGTTGAACAAGGTGAACCAGAAGTTGACGAAGAAATTATTGACAGCGATGACGCAATGTCAGAAGCACTAGGAGAATAACATGGACATTCAAAGAGAAAACGCATTGTTTGAACAAATGCAACGCATTAGTCATGCGGCTAAGCGTACAATTTTTGTAACATTTCAAAAAGAGGGTATTCATAAGTACCCAGCGGCAGCAACAGACCCATCACTAGCAACAGGTGATGAGTATGATGTTAGCTTTTTAGCAACTCCACATCGTCACATTTTTCATTTTAATGTGTCGATTGAAGTATTTCACAACGATAGGGATATTGAGTTTATTCAATTCAAGCGTTGGTTGTTGAATCTATATTCAATGGGCACACTTGAGTTGGATTATAAAAGTTGTGAAATGTTAAGTGACGCTTTGTATTATCAAATCGCCGCTAGATATCCCAATCGTGACATTGCTATCACAGTCTCCGAAGACGGTGAGAATGGTGCTACGATTTATTACAATAAAACACAACCTCTCAACAACCTAAAAATTTAATAGGAAAATAAAATGGCAAAACCAACATTCCAACCTAACCCACGAGTTCATCAAATCTTTGAGGACTTGGAAAAGTACTTGACATTCTGCCAAGACTATGGGTATAAGTTTGATGAATCAACCCTATACGATATGCGCTCCTATGTATATCGTCAACACCAGAAACAATTGACTGGTAAGTGGGCAAAGGATCAATGGGCGGAAGATACACGCAGATGAAGATAGTACTAGTCACTGGTGGATTCGATCCACTACATAGCGGGCATATTGAATACTTCAAGGCTGCTAAACAACTTGGCGATATTCTAGTCGTCGGATTGAACAGTGACGAATGGTTGGCTCGTAAAAAGGGCCAACCTTTTATGCCTTACTATGAACGAATGATGATAGTTGGTAATCTATCTATGGTAGATGAAACTATACAATATGATGATAGTGATGGATCGAGTATTAACGCTATTGAACGTGTCAAATTAGATTACCCTGATGCAGAAATTATCTTTGCTAATGGCGGAGATAGAACTAAAGACAATATTCCAGAAATGGTCTTTGATGATGTTGAGTTTGTGTTCGGTGTCGGTGGTACTAATAAACAAAACTCAAGTAGTTGGATTCTAAACGAATGGAAACAACCTAAAACATTGCGACCATGGGGCTACTATCGTATACTACACGAAGTATCTGGATGTAAAGTTAAAGAACTAACTATTGATCCAGGTAAGAGTTTGAGTATGCAAAGACATTTCAAACGAAATGAATATTGGTTAGTTACACACGGTATGTGTAATGTAGTTAGTACGATGCCAAATGGTTATATGTTACCTGTAACATTGATGAATGAGCATCATAGTAAACACATTCCTGTAGGCGACTGGCATCAGTTGACTAACCCATATGAGATTCCCTGTCGTATCGTAGAGATACAATATGGTGAACAATGTATTGAAGAAGATATAGAAAGAAAAGATGCGTAAACTATTTTATATGGGACTTGAACCCTACAAAGCAAGATACACACTACAATTGACTGAGTGGAATACCCGTGTATTTGAAAAGCGTGGTATCAACTATCATATTGTAGGTGGTGAAACATTAACCACTGACCAACAAATTGTAACAGGTCAAGTATTAGATGCACATGGTCGTAGCTACTTCGGCATGAGTCAACTAATGAACTTAGTTAAATTGATGAAAGAAGGGGAAGTGACTAGTGAAGATGTTATCTACTTTGAAGATATGTTTCAACCGGGCTTTGAGTCGTTGCCTTATATTATTAATCAAGTTCCTCAATCGCATCGTCCAAAGATTTTTGTCAGATGTTTGGCACAGTCAATTGATCCTGATGATTTTGTCCACGTATGGGGGATGGGAACTTGGATGGCAAAATATGAACAGATGGTGTGTGAGGCTGTCAGTCAAAGTGGGGGCGCTATCCTCGCAACTAACGAAGAAATGGTCATGCACATGAAGATTGCAGGCTGGGAAGCCCCAATCTATAATATCTCCGGTCTTGCGTTTGGTAAAGAGGAAGTACAGTCCCGTGTAAAATCAATCACACCCTGGCATGAGCGCAAGCCTCGTGTTGTATTCTCAGCACGATGGGACCAAGAGAAGCAACCAGACTTCTATATGGATGTGATTGACGCATGGTACACTCGTCACCCAGGTGGCGGTGGCGTTGACTTCTGTGTATGCAGTGGTGCTAAACTAAAAAGTAACAATGAGAGTTACATGGAACGCACAAGACATTTGCAAGCACTTGACATATTAGACATTTATGAGGACTTAGATAAAAATGCTTATTACGACATTGTTAATAATAGCCGCGTGGTATTTAATTGTGCGCTACAAGATTGGGTCAGTAATACTGTCTCGGAAGCAGATGCTTTGGGTTGTAATGTGCTTTATCCTGCTTATCGTAGTTTCCCAGAAACTTTTAGCAATGACCATACTCGCATGTATATTCCTTGGTCTGTGGAAGATGCGCTTGACAAACTTGAAAAATTATTGAAGAAGCCCAGTGAACTTATGGGTAAAATAAGTGATTACAATGACGGTACGATTGACCGAATCTGTGATATTCTAGAGGGTAAAGGTGATACAATGTTGCGTATGTCAACAGACTATCGTAAACATTCCAGAGAAAGCAAATACTAATATGTCAGAACCAGTCAAAAATCCCGAGCACGAAAAACTCATTGAGATTTTAAAATTCACCCCATGTACTTACAAAGTTTTGCTTTGGGGTTACGGTGGTGAATATGTGATGGGTACAGTAGAGCGCAAAGTATACGACTATTTTAAAAGACGCAGACTTGACCTCAGTGATTATGCATGGGACCACAGTCACGAATCTGATGTCCCTGAAGATATGCAACCATTCTATCCCGGCTCATGGCATGACTGTGATGACATGGGTCACTGCTGGGGTGTTGACCGTGATTCAGGTACACTTCAAATTTTAGATGAGAACGATAATGTAGTTTACGAAGCTAGTACTGATGCATTATCCGGTGATGACGGTGAGCCTGAGTTCTCGTACGGCGATGAAACATGGATCGATATGAAGCCTGCGGGTACTGTCGTATTCATTGGCACTAGTTCAGAGAAAGGAACTTTCTTTGAAGGTCGTTTAGAATTACAAGCACCATTTGATATTACCAAACTTAAATTAGAAGTTAGTGAGATTGATGGTAATGAAGTTATCAATGGTGTACAATATAACGAAGAAACATTAGACAACTGGGGCGGAGACACTAGCGGTAAGAGTTCAGACTTTGGATTCTATATTGCAGGTTCTAACAAGTTTGATGGTAAAGGTTACGAGAAGTATCGTAACATGGATGACATTGAATACCCAATGACTGATTGGTTCCCTAAGAAAATCAATCCAGTGCGTGAAGGCTTGTACATGGTTAAGACTGCTGGTAAGAACAGTTATACATATCAAGCAAAGTGGACCGGTGAAAAGTGGACAAGTCAGTGGAACGATGATGAATTGAAAATTAAAGAATGGCAAGGACTTGCTATTGACCCAGAATTAGAAGTAACCGAGGAGACTGTAAATGGCTGAGTGGCGAGTAACACCCCAATGGAAGAAATCAATTATTGAGCGTAGCTACTATCATAAAGATGGTGCAACTATCACAGCCGAAACAGGCTGGCGTGGTGGTGAGTTCATTGTTTATACAGACGATGACAATCCCCCTGACATTGAAGCAGGCGTAGATATCTACAACTGTGATTATGAAACAGAACTTGTTGAAACATTTGACGGTTGCTGGGAAGAAGTTACAGTAGACGATGAAGACCTAGAAGAATGGCTAGAAGAATTCTTAGAAGAAAATTCATACCTTGATTTAGAAGAAGAAGGTTGGATGCCCGGCGATACCGAAATGATTATCGATTGTGATTTAATCATTGAGCGTGTTGACGGTGATGAAGAACAAATCATTCACACTGGTCAAACAGAAGAAGAGGTCTTACCCGAACTTGCACCTATCGTAGAAGAACGAGCACAATGGCCCTTCACTAGACCACAAGAAGGCACTAAGGAGGAAGAATAATGGCACGAAAGAAAAAAGAAGTATTGGCTAACGAACCATCAGGTGGTTGGCCAACAATTAGTCAAGGTCAACACTTGACAGTAAAGACTTTTGAAGATGGTTCAACTGAACTAGTTTGGGACGATGAAGCATTATTAGAAGCAGTGAGAGAAGCGATTGCCTCTGTTGAGCAAGAAGAAGCAAAAGCAAAACCAAAGAAAACTAAAGGAAAGAAAAATGTCAGCACACAATGAAATTAATACACACTTAGAAGCATACCTAGCAGAACATGAAAAGTTTGAAAAAGGTAACTCAGCCGCAGGTACTCGTGCCCGCAAAGCATTAGCAGAAATGGCTAAGGCAATCAAAGCACGCCGTAACGAAATTACTGCTGAAAAGGCAGCACGAGCAGAAGCAAAAGCTAAGGCTAAGTAATGGCTAAGAAGCGTAAGGGTCTGAAATATGTTAATAAGAACGACCCTAAGTACATAGAAGAACAACGGTACTTGAAAAGATGGAACCGTGTAAAATCAGCACCTAGTCTATTTGAAAAGATAGACAAGGATGCTGTGTTTGAAAGCGCACTCAAAGGTAGAACTGGTGAGGATGGTGATATCGGTGAAGGTGGTGGTTCAACTATGGGAAATCGCTGGGGTATAGGAAAACCTAAAGCCCCTCATTAAGATGATAAATAAAGATGTAACACAACGGTTACAACATGTCAATTTAAAACCATCACAACGGAGGGTTATCTATGAGTTTTAACAAAACAAAATGCGATCCAGAATTGGGTCAACGAGTGCATGAGCACTTAGTCAAAATGGGTGTCGAAACCCCAATCAACAAACGCAACATCGACCGCAAGGATCAAATTGCAGGTATCGAAGGTCACT